TCATAGGAAATAACATATTGGTTTGGGCTTGTTTCAGATGGTGTAATTGCAATACCTGGACCTGCATTATAAGCCACCTGACTTGCACTTAATTTATCAATACATTCTGCAAGGTAAACATCACGAGCACTTAATGGTCTAATAGTATTTGTATTTTGCCAGTAACCATCTGCAACAGTATCACGAGTCCAAGGTGTAACCATTAAACGAGCAGTAGTGCCGTTTCCAAATACGTGCATACTTTCATCTAAGTGTGAACTAACAGCCATATTCTCTCCTTATAAACCTAATAATTCTTGTCTGGTTTGACCAGCAGATTTAAATTTAATTGCTTTTCCACCTGCCATCACAAATGCTTCTATATTCTTTCCAAAATCATCAATGAGTAAGCTAGTATCATTCGCAAATTTTGCTTTGTCAGAACCTTTTTTAACAATGTAAATGTTCTTATTTGGTACTCTACAGTTATTTCTCAACCATTCTAACTTTCCTTGAACTCCATCTTCATAAGTGACTTGTGACAAAATACACAATTCTATTCCCTGTTGGTCGCAGAACTTTTCTAACCAATAATAGAAGCGTTCTCCCTCTGGTGTCCAAGGCAATTCTGCCCAAAACTCAGCTCCGGCTGCGTGAACAACAGGCCAATCCACAACATAGCCTTCAATCGCATTTAATGCTTCGCAGCCTTTACGGAAGTCTACTAATACACCATCCATATCGCAATATATTGTATCAATCTTCGTTTTCATACAATATATTTATAATTGTAACTTTAATTTTACATTTTAATCATTGACAAACTTAGTGTAGTTTTCTATATTATTAATGTAAAAACGAGGTAACTATGGCATTAATCTATAACGAAGAAATGAAACAATACAATCACGATAACCGACAGGTTATCAAGATTAAAATCAATTCCAAATACAAATGGGATTTTTATGGTTATAACAGAAACGATTTTTCTGCTTGGATTAATCCAGAATTTATCAAACGAAACCACCCTGAACTTAAATGCTATCGTGTGACAGCTATGATTAGTTCAAAAGATGACCATGCTTGGGTTGCTTATTCTGCTGATTGTAATTCCGAAGAAGAAGCCATCAAAACTTACAAATATGCTCGTAGACTGTTAGCAAATCTTCCGCACATGGGTTTGAAACGAGAAGATTGGGAAGCTCATTTCAAGGGTGGAAACTTTAATGTTCATTACTGGTAAAGGAGAATTACTATGAAACACGATATTTCTGATACTCAGGCAGCAATTATTATCCTCATCATCGGATTTTTAATCTGTGGTGGATTGTTGGCTTTGATTAAAATTGAAACCAAATACACGCTTGCAAATTCTTGGAAAATCCGTGATGAAGTTTACGAAGTTCACAAACAGAACCAAGAATTGAACCGTAAACTTGACTCCCTTTTAAAAATCCAGGTAAAAGGGTGTAACCAATGAATTACGAAGACTTTAAAAACAAACTAACAGAAATGGGCTTCAAAATTCACCCAACATTTTCTGAAAGTGAATGCCTTACTTACCAAGATGTTATCTGTGGTTGGTTGGATAATTCTTACCCGATTTACAATAACCACGGAACAAAAATTGGTCACGAACTTTATTTTAGAAATGCTAGTGCTTTGAAGCTGGCTAGACCGGCTACACTGAGACAACTGAGTAACCAAACCATTACCCCAATTAATTATTCTAATTGGACTAAGTTCAGAACTGAAGATTTTCTTGCTGACATTCAAAAGAAAGTCAAGGTATATTTGGTTACTGTTCGCAAATGTCAAATGGAAATGGACTTCAAATGCTCCGACTAATTTTGTACAAAATAAAAAAGCGTTTGTTGCTACGGTATCTGTGCAATTTTAAGCTTCCGTATATGAAGATACATATTGATTATGTAAATTCAATGTACAGAATCCATTTGAGAGAACTGAATAATTTTGTTATGCCGCTTAAAAGCGAAATATCACTCGGCAACATTGACAAAATAAAAGACCCGAAATACAAAAAATTTTTAAATCAATTCCAAGAAAAGGTAGATAAAATAAAAGATGAAGTAGAAGATTTGGACCGAAGATACAAACACGAAATTCGTTTGTATTCATATTTTTACAACCACGGATATTTGTCTGCAAATGAGAAACAGACTGCGGAAACTTATCTGGCTGTTTACCAAGACCATCGGTTCAAATATGAAACAGATTTTAAATATTTTGATTACAAAATTGCTCATAAGAAGCACAAAATTAAACAACGCTTAGAAGAAATGGAAGAGGACTTCAATGAAAGTTTGGAATAACTATCCTGAAGATTATGTTGAAGCTGAATTACAACAAATTAAGGAAAGAGCAGCTCTTTTAACTTTGTGTAATGTCACAATACCTGTGGTGATAGTTACTCTAAACCAAATTAACATCAGCGAAGACGAACAAAGGTGCTTTGAAACACAATGTAAAAAGCTGGGTTGGAAATTTGAAATTACGAACGATTTACCAACAATAAGCATACCTGTGGAAGTTATTAAACAATATAAAAGTGAACTTAAAAAACTTCAAATAGAAGAGGATTTTACTAATGATTGATATGGAAGAATTACTTGGAACACTCGCAATTAATATCAAAGAAAAAGGTATTGTAAATTGTGAAGTTGAAAAATATATGAAACACTTAAATCTCGGTATCAGTGATTATATTTATCATTTGTATATTGAGTTCTTTGTTGGAAACAAAGGTAAAATCAAAGTGAATTTTATTACTTGGGATGAAATAGAAGTCAAACTTTCAGATGTATCTGTGAATGAGAATGATTTACTTGTTGCAGAATCCACATCGTACAGATACTTTGACCTTGATGAAACTGAATTTTTGAGTAAGGTAAGTTCTAGTCTTGACAACATTTATTATATACAAAGGCATTATTCTGAACTTATAAAAATCAATTATCAAAACAGACGCAAACAAGAAATAGAAAAGGATTTTACAAATGAAACTGTATGAAGTAGTATCTACACTTAGTGATTTGGGCTTTGATATAAACGATGGCAAAGTAAAATACCACAAAGAAGGTTTTGGCAGTATTTATCATAAAGGCGTGTTTCGTGTTTGGTCAAAAGAAGGTCTGTATTGTTATCCACACGAAAACTTGGATAAAGAATATTTAATATCAGAATGTAATAAGTTCATTGAGAATGTCAAAAAGAAGGAAATAAAAAGGCGATTGAAGAAATTAAAAGCAGATTTTGCTTAGAAAAAAGCCCACCATTCAGGTGGGCTTTTTGGAGTTTTTGAAAGCAAAAATTACTTATTAGGACAATTTCTGTGTATCTTTTCGTCAATGAAAATTCCAATATTTTGAAGAGTATTGATTACAACTTCATTGGACTTTTCAGCAACGGCCGTTCTAATTTCTCTACAATACTGAACATAATCGTCTTGGCTCTTAAAATCGGTTGGCTGAACAGCCTGTTTAGTGGCATATTCAACAATAGCAAGACCAATGTCTTCACCCAATTTCTTCAAACCAAGCTTCAAAGATGTATTTCCAACATAAGGAGCAATAATGCCGGCAGCACCAGTTTGCTTTTGAGGAGCTGGTGCTTCTTTTACTGGAGCATCAGCGTCAAGTGGTTCGTCAATATTGCCTTCTTCGTTTAGTCTGTTATGATAATAGCTTTTGAAATCCATAATTATCTCCTAAATTTATTTTATTTATATTAGAATATGTCTTCGTCTTCATCAGCAATTTGACGGCACAAATCTTCTAGGTCTTCGTTTTTACCAAATTTGCTTCCATGAGTTTGTACAACATATCTCCAAATTTTACGATATTTGCCTTCAGCGTCGGTATTCTTATAAGCATCAGTTTCACGGAGTCTTCTAAGCACTTTATCTTCTTTAATGTCTTTCAATAAATCTTCTTGCTTAGCTTCCATAATGAAGTTACGGAAATCTGATTTAATTTCAGATTCTTCAAAAATTCGGTCCATAGTGTGATTGAATGTGTCCTCGTCATAATCAAGACAAAGATCCAATACATCGCCGTATTTGGCTTCACATTCATCTTCAGTCAAAGTTAATTTATCTGCTACATAGGTTAACAAATCGGTTCTTGTTTCTTCTAATAAGTATTCATCGCACAAAGATAAATATTCATCAATAGCTTCTTCTAATTTATTTCTGGTTACTTCTACCATAATATTATCTGTTAATGCAGAATAAGATTCTTTATAAATTGACTTTTTTGCGTTTTTGTACTGTTTAATAAGGTCTTTTACCTGTTTTCCTACTGTAGCAGTATTCTTTATAGGCTTAGACTTAAATCCTGTATCTTTCATTAGTTTAACGAATTTTGCGTGCTGTTTGGCTTCACCACCAAGTTTAACAGACAAATCTCCGTTTTCTAAAACTTTTACTGAACCAATCTTAGCTTTACCAATAATGGAGCGGTCAATAATATCAAATGTAGTATCATCAAACTTTTCAACTCCAAAACCAGCATTGATAAAGATTGGAAGTATCTTTTCTATGAATTTATTTTTTGCTTCCATATATACTCCTAAAATTTCATTTCATAAGTATTTATAATTTTTATGAATTATTTGTCACTTTAAAGCCAGCTACATAAGGTGCTGCAGATATATAATCATTACCTACCACAATATCCTTAGTTCCGACAAAATGACCCAAATCATCTGCCCAGTCACCATAACCAAATAAGTTATTATATTTTTTTACAATTAAACCACCATAAACGGCTGGCTCAATTATTTTGTCTTTATCCATCTTACCAGGCTTTATAACATAACTAGGGTTATACGAAAATTCCCAAATAGTGTTCTGTAGGGCCATAATCTGGTCAGGCTTTAGCGATTTTTCGTCAGGTGGATTATATATAGCGGTTGTATTCAAAACCCCACCAGAAAACACGCTCTCTGTGCCAGTAACTGACCAGTAAGTCGTTTTGGTATCACCACTATTATATTTACAGACTGACCCAAGAGTGCCAAGACCTGATAAAGTCTGGTCTATGGTATTCCATTGGTTTTGAGCACTGTCAGATATTGACGAAACTGATTTAATCTGTTTTGCACCACCAGGATAGTTGGTTATATCTCCCAATTCTATATAATCATAATCCACATAGAAGTTTCCATTGTCAGCCGTATATTTTGGATAATCGTCTTTCAAAGCAGAAACTCTTCCGATTCTGGTTCCAAACTGATAAGCCAAATCATATCGGTCTGTAAATGGATTATCCTTTCCATAGTTACCCATCAAGGTCTGATTGTAAGTTTCTTCATCATTTGGAACACCACAGTGGGTAATAATCTGGTCAATGATGTAAGCATCTTTAATTGGCTTATAGAAAAATGCTTCAACTGTGAAATTAAATGAAACAGTAATTTCTCTTTTATCTTCTTCACCAAACTCGGTTGGCATTTCAATATTACAACCATCGTTCTTCATTTTAATAGAACGGCGTAAATTGATAAACCAGAATTCTTTTAAATCAAAGTAAGCATCTGGAGCAAATCTAGTAATAATTTGTTCCAAAATATTATTTGCGTCTGAATAATGTTCTACTTTACCTTCCATTGATATATGAATATCTACTGGAACTGGTTGAACATCAGACCAAAACTTGTTTGCTAAAAGATAATCTACTCCATTTTTCTCAAAATAATTAGAATAGAAACCACGGTCTTCACCACCACCAGCATATCTATCTGGTGCGAAAGCAACTGAGTCTATTCTATATGTTAAGTTTGGAAGTGGAATATAATATTTCTTTCCTGTTTCTTGTTCCACTCTATAATCGTGGGATTTCATTCTAGGTCCAAATTTCAAAGGAACCTGAATTTTCTTAATTGGTTCTCCGTTTTCATCATAACGGACAACAAACAAATTATTAAAGAAACTACCAAATCCAATAATAACTGACCTTAAAGTATCGGCAAAGAAGTAGTTCTTTGGATAGCCTTCATTAGGAGCACCGTCAATAACTCCTTTGTGCCAATTATGCTTTGATGGGTCGTAATCGTGTTGAGTCCAATTTGCCATAATATATTTATATTTTTATTTTCATATTATGGAACTTATTCAAATATTCTACAAATTTTTTACATTCTTCATATTTGTCAAAATTTTTATTCTTGAACTCCAATGATAAAGCGCTTTCATAAGCATCTGAAAATAATGAGTCCAAAAACAATACTGGTGCCCACTTTATTTCATTGATTATTTCAACATTGTTCTTTTTTAAAAATGGATAGGTAAAAACTTCATCACAAGGAATATTCAATGATTTTCTTAATTCTTTTATTTGTGGGTCTAATAATTCTTTTGGATAGGTATTTGGTGGAATTACACATTGTCCGCAAAACCAGTCATAAGGCTTATATACTTTATTTGGACTATCTTCAGTATCACAAAAGATATTCAATACAGTTCCTTGTTTAACAGACTTTGCGCTGTCAATCAAATCAAAAGGATAAACTCGGTCTTCATCTATTGATATAACCAAATCTTCATAATGTTCAGGATAAACACACCATCGTTTGAAAACTCTATCGTTACCTTCAAGCCATTTCAAAGTGATATTGTGCTTTGAAATAAAGTCCAATAGTTTACTATCTAAATCTTTTTCTTTATTAGGAAATTCTTCAATAGAAAGCCAGATATAGAAAATATCTGGTAGAGCTGTTTGTGTCTTGAAAAACACATAAAGGAAATTATACAAACAATTAATTCGTTTTTTCCAACTTGTCAATGTAACAACAGTCTTCATCGTCAATATCTATTAAATAAGATTTACTCATTTCTTTATCGTAACATTCTTCAAAATGTTCGAGTTTCCATTGTAAATCCCAAACATCGTCTTTCAACAAATTATTCTTCATTTGTTCATAAACAAAATATTCAGCACTCTTAAATAAACCAAAGTCATTCTGTTTCATTTTATTTTCAAGAGCCGATAATTTCTCTTGATATTCAACGTGGCACAATTTTAAAAGTTCTTTCGTTGTTTCAGGAAACTTGTACTTTTCTTTGTGTGTGATTTCATACAAGTTTTTAATTTGATATTTTGTTAATGATTTAATCATAGAAAAGAAACACAAGGATTATTAGTCCTTGTGTTTTTTATTTTTTTAGACCTTCAACATTCTATCTCTGTAGAATGGTTTAAGTTTATCAAGTTCTCTAATCACAACATCATCAATATGGGCTATATCATATTCCAATTCTTTAATATGTTGTTCATAGTCCTTAATATCCTTTTTCATTTTATCTTGGTCAATCTTTTGGAGCGAAATCACGCGCTGGTCGCAAATGAATTTAGCGGCTTCAGTAGCAGTTTTAGTTCCTTTGATACCAGGCATATTTTCGGCGATATATTTAACTGGGTCTTTATCTTCAAGTCCTTTTACAACGACTTTCAAATTATTAGAAGCAATTAATCTCCAATCGGCCTTTTGTTTCTTTTCTTCTGTGAGTTTCTTTTCAACTTGACACATCTTTGTTTCAATGTCTTTTCTCCAATCAACCCACATATTCATCAAGTCAAGCATATTTGGAATAAGAATCTTTGTATCTACATCTTTTTCAATAGCTTTTGACTTTTCTCTTTCAATCGCATAGAAACGATAACTTTCGGACTTAATTAATTGTTTATGGATTTTCTTTTCAAAATCTTCTTCACTATTAATTAGAACTTCCAATTTACAAGGTTCTGTCTTTGTAGAACAGTCATTAACATAGATTACTACTTTATCATCAATCAAGCTAATCATCTTGTTAATGAAAGCATTAGGTGAAAAGCCTGGACAATATCCTGTAACAGTCAAAAGAACATTCTTCTTTTCTTTTGTCAAGGTATAGTCACATTCGTACTTAATTGAACCTTCACCATTTTTATAAATGTCTTCAATTTCTTTTGGAGTTGAAAGGATTTTACCACCATACTTATAATCAGGACCTTTAATGTATTTCATAATGTCCTTAATCTTTGTTGACTCACCTTTCTTGACAACAACCTTCATAGCTTCAACAATTTCTTTCAAGTTATGGGCTGGGATATTACAACTTAGACCAACAGCAATACCTGCACATTCATTAACAAAGAAATTAGGAACACGGGTTGTTAGAACAATGGGTTCTTTAAATTCGCCTGTATAGTTTGGAACATAGTCTGCTACATCCATACATTCAAGCATCTTCATACCGAGCTGAGAAATTTTAGCTTCAGTATATCTTTCAGCAGCAGCACCATCAGTCAAACTTCCGCCAGTTACCCTGACCATAAATCAAAGGATATTCACAAGTTGCGAGAGTTTCCAATGAACCATAAGCTGTGCCGTGTGGGTGATATTTACCCATACAATCACCAGTAATTCTTGCTGATTTTACAGTTTTATTATCCCAAGTTGCTTTTAAATCTCTGGCAGTCCACATTAAGCGTCTCTGTGCCGGTTTCAATCCATCACGATAATCCGCCAATGCTCGGTCTTCCAAAACATCTAAACCATATACTCTCATATTCTTATGAAGCATATCTTCAGCATTAATTGTCTTTTCGTTTGTATCAAAAAATTCTTCAATTGTATTCTTATTTTTTGCCATTTTTTACCTATTTGTATTTTATTGCTAATATAGAAAAAAGAAGCACCTTTTGTAAGGTGCTTCATATTTATAATGAAATTTTGAACTTCGTTTTAAAACATACTTTCTATGTTTGAGAAACTACAAATTTGCTGTTCTATCTTTGGTGCAGCATTCGCAGCTAAAGCATTGTGTTTAAGTATATCACGAACTTTTTCCATAGTCAACTTTTTGTCTGATATATTCCACCACTCAACTCCAAAAGTATTCATAAAATTCTTATAATTATCAGGAGTAATCTTGGTAGTTAAAACGGCAGAATAATCATACAATGTTGCTGTCATTTCATCATATTTGTTTTTCTCAATCTTGAACACAGTTTTCAGTGAGAACAAAGGATTTTCGGTTTCCTTGTATCTCCAGACTCTTACATATCCACCACCAGGGACTGGATAGAAAGCTCCTTCAAAAAATGCACTGTAAACTAAAAGTTCTTTAATTATATCTGTTGCGTGTACCAATTAATTCTCCTTGAATTTAGCAATAATCTTTTTGTCTCTGAGTTTTCGTACAACATTTTTTCTAATTATTCTAATTCGTTCGGTGGACAATCCGTGTTTATCACCGACAGCTTCGTTTGTACTATCACCCAAAACAAGTTCATCAATAATGTCCTTGTAAAGTCCAATTCGTTCTTTCGTTCCTTCTAGTTGTTCAACTTCTTTCATTACCTTATTATATAGATCTTTGTATTCAACAGAATCTTCAAGACGATAATCAGAAGAAAGTGTATCAGCCAATGTAAGCGGATTTGACGGGTCGGAACTTATTGGATTATCCAATGAAGTCACATCTTTGTAAGCTGCCAACAAATCCTTATCACTTTTATCAATTTCTTCACCATTGGCAAGTTTCTTTTTAATTGTGTTAATTCGGCTATTCACAGCTACAGTTGTAACAAGTGAATTGTCAAAAGCTATTCTAGTGAGTGAGGAACGAATTTGCCAAACAGCAAAGGACAAAAATTTCACATTACTCCTGAAGTCATACTTCTTAATTGCCTTTGCCATACCGATGATAGCTTCATTTACGAAATCGCTGAAATCGTGAAGTTTAGAATGATACTCTCGGCAAGCACTAACCACGAAGAGCAAATTGTTTTCAATGACTTTGTTACGAGCGAAAATATTGCCTTGTTGTGCAAGTTTAATTAATACGAGTTCTTCTTTTTCACTGTACTGACGCTTTCCTGCTCTCACAGTATTATTGAAACTCTTAAAATCGTTTTCAGTTCTAGGCAAAAATTTATCCATAAACACCTCACTTTTTTGTACATTTATCAATAATATAATAAAAGTTCGGTGTTAAGTCAATAGCATTCTGGTAAACTTTTATTTACACAAAATCTAAATCAAGTTGCATTTTTCTTTTAAAGATTTCGTGACCTTTATTGAATAAATCCTTATTTGTGGTATTCTTCAAGTCTTGCCATGTGTTGAAGATCACACTAAAATCCTCATCTGCCGTAAAATTATCATTCGTATACTTTTTAGAAAAAGTATATGATTTCCATAATGCCGAATTACTATGAATAATATCTCTTTGGTCATATACCTGATAAACAACTGTGTAAATTTTTTCCATTGTGTCTACTTCAAACATCATCATTGGCTTTACATACAGCGTAAGTTCGTGCATATTATCATTATCAAAATAAGTTTTATTAAAGAAAGTCTCCAAATGTTCTATTCTCATAACATTTGCGAGATTATTTTCAAATAATTTGCTTTTATATTCTAAACTATCCATACTATTAAATATAATAAAAAACCAAGGCTTAAACACCTTGGTTTCTTAAAAATTGTTTCAGATATTACTTAATACCAAGCAATTCCTTACGGAATGCAGTACCTTCACCCATTGTATCTTCACAGGCTTTTTCAGTAACATCAGTCCATTTAACTTGTATCAATTTACGAGTCTTTGGATTTAAACAAATTTCACTCAACTGTTCAGATGTACATTCACCCCAACCCTTAAGACGAGTTACAGTGTAATCAGAACATTTCAAAGCCTTCATTTGTTTATCAACTTCACCACGAGTCATACCGAAGACCTTTTGTTTAGAACCAGTAGCCATAAACAAAGGAGCGTCAATTATATACAAGTGACCATTTTTAATGAGGTCAGGCATATAGTTTACAAAGAATGCAGTACACAAATTAGTAATGTGGTCTCCGTCAGTATCAGCATCTGTCAATAGAATTACCTTACCGAAACGAAGTTTACTTTCATCGTAATCAGCTTGAATACCACAACCAAGTGCTGCAACAAGGTCCTTAATTTCTCTGTTACCATCGCACTTAGCTTCACCTTTCTTCTGTGGCTTTCCAAACAATTCTTCAGGTGTTGCCTTAGCTGCATTGATTATCTTACCACGGATTTTTAATTCACCTTGATAACCTTCTCTAGCTTGTTTAAAGTGACCACCAGCAGAATCACCTTCCACAATAAACATTTCCAAGTCCTTTGGATTTTTGAATTTACGGCGGTCAGCGTCAAGGAATTTATCACTGATGTAACGAGAACCAGCATTCAAAGTCTTCAAACCCTTCAACAGGTCCTTTGAAGCCTTCATCTTTTCCTTTTGTTCATACATCTTTTCAGCATATTCAACAATGCGGTTTAGCAAGTCCTTATTTTTACGGAAGAACTTTTCCATTGGTTGAGTAAGCTTTTCAATGATTTCCTTTTCAACAGGAGTATTGGTCAATTCATTCTTGGTCTGTCCTTGATATTGTGGGTCAGACATCTTATGATGAATAGCACCAATAACACCTTCAAGAATATCATCGTTCATTATCTTTTTCTTACTATTATCCTTGACAATGTTACAGATAGTTTTCTTCAAACCATTCAAGTGTGTACCACCCAAGTTAGTGTAGCAAACATTAACGAAAGATTTAAAGGTATTACCATCTTGTTTAGTGAAGTTTACTGCTACATCAGTATAATCATCTTGGAAAGTGAATACAGTATCTTCTTCGTTGTGTGATACAAGGTCACGCAAGCCGGTTTCAGAATAATATTCAATTTCTTCATTATCATCAATGATTAAATGAATATGAAGACCTGGACAAAGGAATTGAATATCCTGTAATTCCTTCTTAAGACGAGGAATATCTAATTCAGTAGAGTCTGTAAATATCGTTTCATCTGGAATCCACTGAACAACAGTACCAGTCTTCTTAATTAATTCTTTCCATTCTGATGGTAGCTTTGTTTTTTCTACTTCAGATTTAACAATACCCTTTTCAAATTTCTGTGTGTACCACTTTTTATCTTCACTGTTATT